TAAAAACCCCGGGGGTTTTTAGAAAAGGTACCAGCACTTCGGGCCCCAAAACCAGGACCCTCCCCCCCGTAGAAATTTAGGAAGGAAAAAAATTATTTTAAAACTAAAATGGAGAGAACTGAAACCCAGTGGGTGACCAACTGGCTCGAGAAACACCCAGACCGTGATGAAGATTCAGCACGGTCTGAGTGGGAGTCGCTTTCTTTTGAGATTAGAATGTATCTTATGACCATCAGTGAGAAGGAGATCCGTATAACCGAAGAGATTCGCGCAAAGCTTCTCGCGACCCTGGACGAGTATCCCGCCCCGGAGACTCTCAAGGAGCCTTTTCGCAAGGCTCTCGCGTGAGTTTCTTTTTCCCCGTCTTTATTAGATGGGATACTCCAACGTGGCAGGAGACCTCAATGTGTTGTCCACGACGTCCACGCAGAACCTGACCGTCAGGGGGGACACGACCTTTTCAGGAAACCTCACTGCAACCGTGGGATATCACAACTTCGGAAACGTCACGGCCGCCAACCTGACCGTCACGGGAAATTTCACAATCACTGCGACCAACACACAGGTGACCAATGCCCTGAGCATCAACAACGCCGGAACGACCACGGCTCTCAAGGTGGTTCAGTACGAGGGTGGCGGGCCGGGCCACACGCAGAACGTCGCCGAGTTCTGGGACTTTACGACCCTGGCCATGGTCATAGATCCTGAAGGTAACGTGGGCATCCACACAACCTCCAGCCCTGGATACTCTATGACCGTCGTCGGTGGGGCACTCGTCGATACCCTGACTTCCCAATTGTACTTTGGAAATGCCTCTGGACTTTCCAACCTCAATTCCTCGAACCTCGTCAACCCCCTCACCTCCCTCCAACTTTCAAATACCCAATCAAATATCACGTCGTTAGGAACCCTCGTGAACCTCAACGTCTCTGGCACGGCCAACATCGCCAATGGATGGTTCACGACGGCCAACGTCACAGGCGGTCTCGGCGCCAACACCGCATTCTTCAACCTTCTCAAGACCAATACATCGAATACAAGTTTTCTGAACGCATCGAACGCCGCCGTTTCCAACTTGCTCTGCTCGAACCTCAACGTCTTGGCGACGGCGAACATGGCGGCTCTGACCGCCAGTCTGTTCATAGGAAACGCCTCGGGTCTTTCGAACATCAACTCCTCGAACTTGGTTGGTAACGTGGCAGCGGCCAACATAGCCATGAGCGTCACGGACCCGGCGCAGGGGAATATCACGTCCGTCGGTGTCCTGAGCGCCCTGACCGTCGCTGGAATTTTTCAGGCGGGTCTTTTGTCTGGGAACGCGTCCGGTTTGTCCAACATCAACTCCTCCAACTTGGTCGGCAACGTGGCTGCGGCCAACGTCGCCTCGAGCGTCACCAACCCTGCCCAGGCCAACATCACGTCTGTTGGCGTCTTGTCTTCCCTGACCGTCTCAGGAGTCTTACAGGCGGATCTGTACGCTGGGAACGCATCTGGTCTCTCGAACATCAATTCCTCCAACCTGGTCGGCAACGTCGCCGCTGCCAACGTCGCCTCGAGCGTCACTGACCCGGCCCAGGGGAATATCACGAGTTTAGGTGTCCTAAACTCCCTCACAATTTCGGGAGTCTTGCAGGCGGCTCTTTACACAGGTAACGCCTCGGGTCTCTCGAACCTCAACTCCTCCAACCTGGTCGGCAACGTCGCCGCGGCTAACGTAGCCACGAGCGTCACGGACCCTGCCCAGGGGAATATCACGAGTTTAGGTGTCCTAAACTCCCTCACGATTCAGGGACTTTTGATAGCCTCGAACGCATCTGGTCTCTCGAACCTCAACTCCTCCAACCTCGTCGGTAACGTCGCGAGCGCCAACGCGGCTCTGGTCGTGACTCAACCTGCCCAACCCAACATCACGAGTTTAGGTGTCCTAAACTCCCTCACAATCTCTGGATTGCTCATCGCCTCGAACGCCTCGGGTCTCTCAAACCTCAATTCCTCCAACCTCGTAGGTAACGTCGCCGCGGCTAACGTAGCCACGAGCGTCACCGATCCTGCCCAGGGGAATATCACGTCGGTGGGGCAGTTAACATCGTTAACTGTGACGGGAGTCTTACAGGCAGATCTTTACTCTGGAAATGCCTCGGGTCTCTCGAACCTCAACTCATCAAACCTCGTGGGTAACGTCGCCGCGGCTAACGTCGCCACGAGCGTCACCGATCCTGCCCAGGGGAATATCACGAGTTTAGGTGTCCTAAACTCCCTCACAATCTCAGGATTGCTCATCGCCTCGAACGCCTCGGGTCTCTCGAACCTCAACTCCTCCAACCTCGTAGGTAACGTCGCCGCGGCTAACGTAGCCACGAGCGTCACGGACCCTGCCCAGGGGAATATCACGAGTTTAGGCGTCCTAAACTCCCTCACAATCTCAGGAGTCTTACAGTCTGCTCTTTACACCGGAAACGCATCTGGTCTTTCGAATCTGAATTCCTCGAACCTCGTGGGTAACGTCGCCAGTGCCAATGCGGCTCTCGTTGTGACGGCTGGTGCGCAGCCCAACATCACGTCTGTGGGCGTCTTGACGGGCCTGACCGTATCGGGAATTCTAAACTCAAATTTGTTCACCGGCAACGCCTCGGGTCTCTCGAACATCAACTCCTCGAACCTGGTCGGCAACGTCGCGAGTGCCAATGCGGCCCTGGTCGTGACGGCTGGTGCGCAGCCCAACATCACGTCTGTGGGCGTCTTGACATCACTCAACGTCTTTGGAATCTCAAACATTTCCACCCTCAACGTTTCCGGATTCGCAAACCTTTCTTCAATCAATACCGCATCTATCAATGTTGCGAACATTTACACTACAAATATCGTGGGCTTTGTGGGATCTCAGTGGACAGGATCTGTAGGGCAGCCCATCTACTACGATTCTGGAAACGTAGCCATCGGGTCGTCCACAGTTACAGGCGCAAACCTGTCAGTCACTGGGAACCTGTTCGTCTCCAACGCCATCACGACTTCAAACTTGATTTTGACTGGAACTGCCAACGTCCAGACCCTCAACGTCGCCACCCCGATTCCCATCACCTCCGGCCTCTACATGAATCTGAACGCCACGTACACTTTGAACGGCACTGGAAATTGGCTAGGAAATATAGCCAGTTCAATCACTTCCAACCTCTTTACCCTCTTCGCGCCGAATCCCGCCGCCTCATGGACCGCCTATGGCTCCAGCCCCCTCGTGACCGGCCCCACGGGCAACGGCGGCTTCAAGTTTTCCCAGACGGGCCCGTGGGCCTTCACAGCCGTCATCACAGCCGACAACAACATCAAGACTCTCGCCCTTTCGAGCAACACGGCAGACGTTCATTCGAACCTGGCCGATACCGACGTCTGGGAGTACGTCTACAGAATCGGAGTCGGTCAGGACCCCTCCATCCCCATCACCATTCCGTTCTACGTGGACAACACAAACAAGTATTACTTTTTGGATATCGAAACCGATAATCAGACTGACAACATTCACAGAACCCGGTACACGAACGCAGCAGCAGAAGCCTACACGGGGTCGTACGTGATCCTCAGACCCGTCTAAATAAGTTCTGTGGACTTAATAGGGTAACATCATGCCAATTATTAACCATTTTGGCGATGTCAAGACGCGTGGGAATCTAACCGTCCTTGGCGTCTTTTCAAATTTCAGTGGGAACGTCTTTGCAGCAAACGCCGTCTCAACCACCAATGTGATTGCGACGGGGGACGTGTCGGCTGCGAACCTTGTTTCATCTGGGAACGTGTGGGCCTCTTCGAACCTTAATTCGACAAACGTGTTTGCGACAGGCAACGTGTCCGCCGCGAACCTCGTTTCGTCCGGGAACGTCTGGGCCGGTACCACATCGAACGTCAATTCCAAGAACGTGTTCGCCACCGCAAACATCTCGGGCGTCACGCTCAACACGACCAATCTGCTGGTTGCGGGTACGGCTGGCACCACCAATCAGGTTCTTCAAGCGACGGGAACCGGTGCCGGCGTTCAGTGGGGCACCATCTCCGCCCTCTCCGGCCTCACGACCGGCGCCGTCTTGTACGCCACGAGCGCCACGAGCGCCAGTACAACCGGAACAGCCGCAAATTTCTACTGGGACAACACGAACGCGCGCCTCGGCCTCGGAACCGCCTCCCCGGGGTTCCCGCTTCACGTCGCGGCGACGGGAGTTACGACCGGCTCTTCGGCTTATTCCAACTTGGCGTTCCAGACCGGTGGTTGGTATCAGGCCTATAACGCCTCCGGTACTCGGACTCTCAAAATCTACACGGACGGCAACATAGGGTGCGCGGAACTCGACCTCTTTTCGGACGAACGCATCAAAAAGGACATCGAGGACATTTCTGAAGAGGCTGCGAACGCCGCCGTCGCGTCTCTGCGCCCCAGGAATTTCAAGTACCTGGACGCCATCGAGTACGGTGACGATTTCGTTCATGGTCTGATCGCCCAAGAGGTTCTTCGGGTCGTCCCGTCGGCCGTTTCTACGCACGAGGGCGTCGTTCCCGACGTGTTCAAAACCGGTAGCGCGTCAGGGGACTGGATAACCGTCGAAGGCGTTTTTGCCCCGGGCGACGTTCTCAAGGTTCTGGACGGTGACGAGGTCCACATGGTCTCCGTCATAGAAGTGCGTGGTGGCTCCGTCCGCGTCGATAAAGAGTTCAAAGGTTCGGAAGTTTTCGTTTATGGCCACGAGGTTCAAGACTTTCATACCGTCTCTTACGAACGCATAGTTCCTCTGCTCATCAGCACGATCCAGTCCCTTCAGAAAAGAGTCGCTATACTTGAAAATAAATCCCAGTAATGTACTAGTAGAGGATGCCGACCATCACTAATTTCGGCGATGTCGTGACGACTGGGAACGCAGTCGTCCAGGGTCTGGGTCCTTCGTCCTTTGCGGGCCCCTTGACCGTTTCGAACACGTTCACAATCACGGGAGCCGTCACGACGTTTACAAACGTCATAGTTTCAGGGAATTTGGCAAGTTCGAACCTCACGAGCTCCGGTAACGTCTGGGTCGCCTCAAACCTGAACAGCACCAACGTGTTTGCCACAGGGAACATCTCCGCCGCCTCTAACGTCAATGCTTCTAATTTGTACGTCACTGGGAACGTGTTCGCCGCGAACATAGCGACCGGCGGCTTCAGATCCAACACGGCCAACACCGTCATGTCAAGCACCCTCAACCTCTTGGGCGGTCTCTTGATTTCCGGAGGCGTCGCACTCCCTGAACAGACCATCATCACAACTGGGGTCGGTGCCGGTGTACAATGGGGAACAATCATAGGGTCCCAGTGGACCACCGCCGGTGCAGACATTTATTTCGCAACCGGAAAAGTTGGTATCGGGACGTCGACCGTCACGTACCCCCTGACCGTCAGTGGTACCGCCGCGTCAGCAGCCGCCCCTTACTCCAACTTGGCGTACCAGGTTGACGGCTGGGCACAAGCATACGACGACACAAACCCTACCCTCCTCAAAATCTATACGGATGGTAAAATTGGCTGTACCGAAGTGGACGTCTTTTCCGATCGCAGAATCAAAACGGATATTAAGGATTCTGATTCGGTCAGGGATCTCGCCACCATTCTGGCCCTGCGCGTCCGTGATTTCAGGTACAAGGACCCCATCGAACATGGTACGACTACGTACACGGGTCTCGTCGCCCAGGAGGTTCGGGAGGTTTTTCCAGCCGCCGTCTCCACCCACGACGGTGTCGTTCCAGACATTTTCCAGGTTCCCACCTTTTTTTCAGGCCGTAAATGTCAATTCAAAAACAAAATTGAAGGTCTTGAGGTTGGTGCCCGTGTCAAAGTTCTCGATGAGAGTGTCGAGAAATTTCTGAAAGTCACCCACGTTTCAGATTTTGAAATTGAATTTGATTCTGAAATTGATGGTCCAAAGGTTTTCGTATATGGCCAAACCGTCAAGGATCTCCATACAGTCTCTTATGATCGACTCGTACCCGTGTTGATCAGTGCGGTTCAGGAACTCGCAAAAAAGCTTTGAAAGGATCAGTGATGGACGCCATCTTTGCCAAGTATCAAGGCTCCATCTACGAGGGAACCGATAAAGGTGTGACCCACTCGTACCTGGGGACCTACGAACGTCTCTTTGGCCCTCGACGCACGGACCCCGTTCGCCTCCTCGAGATTGGCATCTGTACCGGCGGTTCTTTACTAGCGTGGGCAGAATACTTCACGTCACCCGAGACGGAAATTGTCGGGCTTGACGTGACGTTTGATTTATTAAAGTTTGATCTTTCTCAGAATCCTAAAATTACGGCCCACCTCATGGATGCTCGTGTTCAGATTCCCGGTGGCCTATTTGATTTCATAATTGATGATGGCTCCCACTACCTCAACGACCAAGTTCGATCTTTTTTGCTTTTGAAAAAGTCCCTAAAACCAGGGGGCACCTATATCATTGAGGACATCTATTCCCAGGGTGACGCAGAGGCTCTTGTTCGGTTGGGCAAGATTCATGGCTTTTCGGCCGAGCTCGTGGATCTCCGTCAGGCCAAGGGGCGCTGGGACGACGTCATGGTCGTCTTCACAGCCTCTATCAGCGCCTGATGCTCGTCCCACGTCCCCCAATCCTTCTGTCGCAGATACGTCACCGTCGGGAACCAAGAGTACTCGTAGACCTTTGATCCCCACCGGAACTCAGCCATCGTCGTCAGAACCAGAACCGTCGGCCGCTTCAACAGACCCGCCAGATGGGCCATGAACGTGTCGCACGTCACCACGACGTCAACCTCCATCAGGAGCTTCATAGTGTCCTCGAACGCGTTCGGACCCTTGTCTATTGTCTCGCTCATGTCAGTCAGGTTCGGGTGTGTGCCCTCCTGCTTCGCCACCGAAACCCACTTCAGGTCAGGCAGGTCCAGGAGCGGTTTGGCCAGGTCGAAAGGTACGTCGCGCCGGTAATTCAGGAGCGGGTTGATTTTTGAAGATGCCAGGTGGAGGAGGGCCTTGCCTGTGGGCTTTTGGGACGGCTCCTTCGGCACTGGCACGAAGTCCCACATCTCCTGAGGTCCGTAAAACTTGATCAAATAAGAACACTCGATCCAGTGCGACGCCTCTTTTGGAATCTCCGTCGTCACCTCGTACTCGGTGACCCCGGCAAACATGTGCTTCAGCCGAGGCGCCACCACGATCGTCACCTTCTTCGCCTTCTTGGCCGCCAGTGGAATGTATCGCGAGTAAAACATCTGGTCCCCGTTTCCGAGTCCCTTGTTCAGAATCACCAGGTGGTCAGTCTCCTCCCCCTCCCACATCGGGTACCCGTGCTCGTGCTTCGTGATGATCGACTCGCAAATCTTTGGCGCTCCCTCCTCCCAGTTTCCAATTTTGACCAGGAAATGTCCCGTGCCGAGCGCTACGTCCTTGTACATGAAACTGTCCTTTACGAAATAGTCCTCTCTGTTGTCGTAGATGTGACGGAACGCCTTCTCAGCCTTTTCGTAATCGCCAATCGCCTCGAAGTAGCCCGTCTGGTTCTTCAGGATCGAGCCCAGAACACCCTTGTCGTCCGTCACGCGTGAGATGAGGTCCTCATAATCAACATTCTCCAGGTCGCCCGATCGCCACCGAGCCTCGAGCTGGAGAGCGTCTATGACCGTGTCTCCGCCCGAAGTGATCATCAGGGCCTCCTTGAACTTGGCCTGACGCGTGTACGACCCTACCAGCGACTGCTTGGCGGCTGGCCAATCGGGCTTGTAGCACAGAGCCATCTGGAAGTGCCAGATCGACTTGTCCTCCAGGTCGTCCAGAAAGTCCAGATCCTGTGTGTACGTCAGACCGCAGTTGAAGTGGTGCTCCGCCTTGGTCGGGTCGATGGACAGACACTGCTGGAAACAGCGCCGGGCCTTCTTGGCGTCCCCGGCGTTCATGGCCAGGACCCCCGCAAAGTTCAGAAACGACTCGTCCTCTGGGAAGGCGATCAGAGCCCGCTCGACCCACGACTCGAGCTCGGGCAACTTGTTCTGGAACGCCAGGGGGACTATGAAATCGTACGTCTCGCGACGGGTCGGATCGCACAGGAACGCACGTTCGATGTCCTTCATGACGACCGTGACGTGTGGGGGCTTCTTCTGGGCCAGACGCGAGTGGACGATTGCCAACGCATAGTCAAAGTTTGACTCGTCCTCCTTCAGAGCCTTTTCAGCAAACCCCAGAGCCAGAGCAGGGTCGCCGTCGCTCAGGGCGTGTTTGTGCAACTTGTAGTAGATTTCAGCCTTCGTCACGTTCATTAATTTACATAACTCTTAACCTCCTTAAGTGGATCATCTGTGATTTTTGAAATTTGGGACTTGACTTTGCATCTCAGGTCGTTTGTGAAATAGACTGAACGGGCCAAGAGGATGAATTCAGGCCCAAAATTGGATTCGGATTCCAGGACGCGGAGTTGGTCCTCGACGTCCCAGAGGATCGAGTTGATGTTGTACAAAAGGGAACGGAAGGGACCTACGTCAGGCGCTTGGGACTCCAGAAGATCCTTTTCCTTCTGAACGTGAGCAAGTTTCTCAGGGTCCTTGAGGTTTTTCAATTTTAGATCCAAAATAGTCAACTTGTCTATGATTTCAGCCGTGGACATATGGTAAAAAAAGTCTCTAACCTTAAAGTAGATGGCGAACTTGGTCGCGAATGTGACAATTTCAGGGAATACGCTGATTCTCGCGGCATCGTCGAACGTTCAGTACATCAATGCCGCGTCCTCGAACATCTTTACGTTTGCGGCGGGTATCGCGACCGTGAATAAGTTTCCTGCAGTTGCGGGGGGTGCGTACCACACTGTCGTTCTGTTGGCGGATGGAACCGTGAGGACGTTTGGGAAAAACCAATTCGGTCAACTCGGGCTCGGGGACACAACGAACCGCGTGGTACCTGTGACGGTCCCTGGAATTGCGGGGGCTACAGCCGTTGCAGGTGGGTTATATCATACAGCAGTTCTCTTGGGTGATGGAACGGTTCGTGTATTTGGATATAATAATAAAGGTCAACTCGGCGTCAACGATACGACGAATCGCCAAACACCTGTACAGGTTTTCGGAATTTCATCGAGCGCCGTGGCCGTTGCGTGTGGTTGGTATCATACGGCTATTCTGCTTGCGGATGGAACTGTGAGAACGTTTGGTTCTGGTACTAATGGTGGCGGGCTCGGTGTTAACGACACGACACAACGCAACACGCCCGTCCAGGTCTGGGGTATTTCGTCAAGTGCCGTAGCCGTTGCATGTGGGTTCTACCACACAGCCGTCCTCCTTGCTGATGGTACATTGAGGACGTTTGGAGATAATAGCTACGGCAACCTCGGTGTCAACGACAACACGAGCCGTTTGACGCCCGTCCAGGTCTGGGGTATTTCGTCGAGCGCCGTGGCTATTGCTGGTGGTTTTCGTCATTATGTCGTTCTTTTGTCGGACGGGACGGTCAGGACTTTTGGTGTAAACACAAATGGTGCACTCGGTATCAATGTGGCTGGTGGGACTCGCTCGACCCCTGTCCAAGTCTGGGGAATTTCGTCGAGTGCAACGGCTATTTCTTGTGGAAAATATCAAACACATATTTTGCTCTCAGATGGAAGTGTCCGTATAGTAGGGGCCAACAACTATGGTCAACTCGGTGTGAACGATACCACGAGTCGCCTGACCCCCGTACAGGTTTTTGGAATCTCGTCGAGTGCCGTTGCCGTGGCGGGTGGACTTTATTTCTCAGCCGTCCTCCTCGCCGACGGCACACTCCGCACATTCGGCCTAAACGCAAACGGCCAACTCGGCCTCGGCGACACCGCGTCTCGCTTGACCCCCGTACAGGTCGTTTCGGCTCTTTCGTATGGCGGGAGTTTTAAGATTGCGGGGGGTACGGTTCATACAGCTGTTATTTTGGCGGACGGGACGGTCAGGACGTTTGGTGACAACGGTGGCGGTCAGCTCGGTGTCAATGACACCGATGGACGTCAGACTCCTGTACAGGTTTGGGGAATCTCTTCAAGTGCCACGGCCGTGGCGGGGGGGCGGTATCACACAGTGGTTCTTCTTGCTAATGGAACTTTGCGAAGTTTCGGTCGTAACAACGTTGGCCAACTCGGAATTAATGAGAGTCCCGATTTTGATCAGACAAGTAGTCGCCTGACCCCTGTGCAGGTACTCGGAATCACGAGCGCAACGGTCGTTTCATGTGGCAGGTACCATACTATCGTCCTCCTCTCTAATGGCACTTTACGTGCGTTTGGACGCAATGACTACGGACAACTCGGTCTCAATGACTTGGATAACAGGGGCAATCCCATTCGGGTATGGGGCATCTCTTCGAGCGCAACGGTCGTTTCATGTGGCAGGTACCATACTATCGTCCTCCTCTCTAATGGCACTTTACGTGCGTTTGGCAGCAACACAAGCGGCCAACTCGGTCTGAACGATACGACAGATCGTTTGACCCCTGTACAGGTTTTTGGAATTTCATCGAGCGCAACAGCGGTGGCGAGTTTGGGAAATCACACCGCCGTCCTCCTGGCGGACGGGACGGTTAGGACATTTGGAGACAATACATATGGACAACTCGGTATCGGTGCCTTCGGTGGGATTCGCCAGACCCCCGTCACTGTTTTGAACGTCACGAGTGCGACGGCCGTTGCGTGTGGGGCTTATCACACCGCCATCCTCCTGGCGGACGGGACGGTCAGGACGTTTGGACTCGGCTTATACGGTCAACTCGGGAACAACAGTAAAACAAGCCGGTCAACGATTGTTCAGGTTTTGGGAATATCATCTTTAGCTACGACCGTGGCTTGTGGAGACGAACATACGATCGTCCTCCTCTCAGATGGAACCGTGAAGACGTTTGGGTACAATGATTTCGGACAACTCGGCGTCAATGGTACAACCTCCCGCCTGACCCCCGTACAAGTCCTCAACATCCTCAACGCAGGTTCCCTCGCTTCCACAACCTTCCTCACCTCGGCCCAGACTCCCTTCACCTTCAACGGCCCCGTCTTCACCACCAACCTCGGTCTCGGTCGCGTCCCCGACATCTCCTACCAGCTCGACCTCAGCTCAGACGGCGCCCGTAAGCTCCAGTCCTCCACCTGGACCACCGGCTCCGATCGCCGCATCAAGTCCGATATCCAGACCGCCAATCTCGCCCGTTGTGCCGAGATTGTCGACTCCCTCGACCTCAAATACTTCGAGTGGCTCGCCGCCGAACACACCGACAAACACTCGCTCGGCTGGATCGCCCAGGACGTCTTGACCTTCTTTCCAAAGTCCGTCTCCTTGACTGAATCCGGTACCCTCGCCCTCGACTCCGATCAACTCGTCAAGGTCCTCTGGGGTGCCCTCAAACACACCCTCAATGAACACTTTGCGCCCGAGGTTCCACCGGTCTCAGAGCCTGTGCCAGAGGCGACAGAGAGTCTTTCTGAAAATACGACGGAGGTTCCAGTCGTGGCAGAGCCTGTGCCAGAAGTGACTGAGCCTGTGCCAGAAGTGACCGAGTTTCCACCGGTGTCAGAGAGTCTTTCTGTAGATCCAGTACCTGAAGCTTCAGAAAGTCTTTCTGAACCCGTGGCTGAGCCCGTGGTAGAGGTTCCAGAAGTGACTGAGCCCGTGGCAGCAGTGACTGAGCCCGTGGTGGTGACTGAAGTCACTGAGGTGACAGAGCCTGTACCAGAAGTGACAGAGGTTCCAGCGGTGTCAGAGCCCGTGGCAGTGCCAGAAGTGACTGAGCCTGTACCAGAAGTCACTGAGGTGCCAGTAGTGCCAGAAGTTACAGAGGTTCCAGCGGTGTCAGAGCCCGTGGCAGTGCCAGAAGTCACTGAGGTGACAGAGGTTCCAGTAGTGCCAGAAGTCACTGAGGTTCCAGCAGTGTCAGAAGTCACTGAGGTTCCAGCAGTGTCAGAGCCCGTGGTAGTGCCAGAAGTCACTGAGGTGACAGAGGTTCCAGTAGTGCCAGAAGTCACTGAGGTTCCAGCAACGACAGAGAGTCTTTCTGTCGATCCAGTACCTGAAGCTTCAGAGAACCTTTCTGAAAATACGGTAGAGGTTCCAGCAGTGCCAGAAGTGACTGAGCCTGTGCCAGAAGTCACTGAGGTGACAGAGGTTCCAGCAGTGTCAGAGCCCGTGGTAGTGCCAGAAGTCACTGAGGTTCCAGCAACGACAGAGAGTCTTTCTGAACTCGTGACCGAGGTTCCAGTCGTGGCAGAAGTGACTGAGCCCGTGGCAGAAGTGACTGAGCCCGTGGTAGTGCCAGAAGTCACTGAGGTTCCAGCAGTGACTGAGCCCGTCCCAGAGTAAAAACTTCGCCGCACCTATTAGTAGTAAATGTCGGCGAATCTCGTCGCGAATGTGACCATCTCTGGGAATCTCAGGTGTTTCAATACTCTCTCTGCAAAAACAGCGAACGTCGCGACCGGCTTTGCCATCGGCGGCGTCTACACGTACGCCTCGTACGGTGCTAGGGTCGCCGGCGGTCAGGATCACACGGCCGTCATCATGCAGAACGGCTCGGTCCGTACTTTTGGAAGAAATGAGTACGGTCAACTCGGTGTCGGGGGTACCATGAATCGTTTGACCCCTGCTCAGGTCCCTGGAATCTCGGGCGCTCGGTCCGTTGCGTGTGGCCAAGCACACACGGCCGTCATTTTACAGGACGGAACCGTCCGTACGTTCGGGCGCAACGACACCGGTCAACTCGGGGTCGGGGACACGACGAGTCGCTTGACCCCCGTCCAGGCTCTTGGTCTTTCAGCCGCCCTCGCCGTCGCGTGTGGCTTTTTTCACACGGCCATCCTTTTGGTGGATGGAACCGTCCGAACCTTCGGGAACGGCGGGGCCGGTCGACTCGGTCTCGGGGACACCACGAACCGATCGGCGGCCGTGTCCGTCCCGGGAATCACGAGCGCGTCGGCCGTCGCGTGCGGCGCGTACCATACCTCCGTCCTCTTGCGTGACGGGACTGTTAGGGTGTTCGGGTTCAACAACACAGGTCAATTGGGGCTCGGGGACGTCGTTTCGCGCTTGACCCCCGTCCAGGTCACGGGAATCTCGTCGAGTGCCGTCGCCGTCGCGGGCGGTAAGTACCATACGGCCATCCTCTTGGCCGACGGGACCGTTCGCACGTTCGGGTTCAACACAGCCGGTCAGCTCGGCGTCGGGGACACGGCGTCGCGTCAGACGCCCGTGACCGTCCTGAACGTCACGAGCGCGTCGGTCTTGGCGTGCGGCAATTACCATACGGCCGTTCTCTTGGCCGACGGGACCGCCCGTACGTTCGGGAGCGGCGGCTCGGGTCGACTCGGGCTCGGGGATACCACGAACCGATCGACGGCCGTGACCGTCCTGAACGTCACGAGCGCGTCAGCCTTGGCGTGTGGCCATTCGCACACGGCCGTTCTTTTGAGTGACGGATCGGTCCGTACATTCGGCGCCAACGCGTCCGGCGGGCTCGGCACGGGCGACACGGCGTCTCGGTTGACGCCTGTGCAGGTCACTTCGGTCATGAAGAATTTGCAGGGGTCCGTGGCGGGGGGCGTATATCACACGGCCGTACTTTTGTCGGATGGGACGGTCAGGACGTTTGGAATAAATAGTCAGGGCCAACTCGGTATCAATGAAACAGGTGCTTCGTCAAGTCGGTTGACCCCCGTCCAGGTTTTTGGAATTTCGTCTTCCGCGACAGCCGTTGCACTTGGGGATTTTCACACTGCCGTCCTTTTGTCGGACGGGACGGTCAGGACGTTTGGACAGAATACATATGGCCAACTCGGTATCAATGTATCTGGTGGGAGTCGCCTGACCCCCGTCCAGGTTTTTGGAATTTCATCGAGCGCGACGGTTGTGGGTTGTGGGGCATATCACACACTTGTGCTTATTGCAGACGGGACGGTCAGGACGTTTGGAAACAATGCTCAAGGCCAACTCGGTATAGATGTCGCCGGTGGAACTCGCAACACCCCCGTCCAGGTTTTTGGAATTTCATCGAGTGCTACGGCTGTGGAAGGTGGTTTTTATCACACAGCCGTCCTCTTGGCTGATGGGACGGTCAGGACCTTTGGATCCAATAACAACGGGCAGCTCGGAATCAATGTCGCCAGTGGAACCCGCCAGACACCCGTCACCGTTTTGAACATTACGAGTGCGACGGCCGTTGCGACGGGATTCTATCACACCGCCGTCCTCTTGGCGGACGGAACGGTCAGGACGTTTGGTCAGAATACCTACGGCCAGCTCGGTATTGATGTTTCGGGTGGGACTCGCCAAACTCCTGTCCAGGTTTTTGGAATTTCTTCAAGTGCTGTAGCCGTGGCGTCTAATTGGTCTCAGACAATTGTCCTTTTGGCGGATGGGACGGTCAGGACATTCGGCTTAAACAACTTGGGCCAACTCGGCGTTAACGACACCACCAGTCGTCAGACCCCCGTTCAGGTTTTTGGTATTTCGTCGAGCGCGACGGCCGTGGCGTTTGGAGCTTATCACACCGCCGTCCTCCTCTCGGACGGGACGGTCAGGACGTTTGGGCGCAATAACCACGGTCAACTCGGCATCAACGACACCGTGTCTCGCCTCACCCCCGTCGAGTCTATTACTCTTCCGGCGCGCACCTTGGCGGGGTCTGTGGGGGCTGGCAGTAGTCATACGGCGGTTGTTTTGAAGGATGGAACCGTTAGGACGTTTGGACGCAATCAATTTGGTCAACTCGGTGTCGGTGATTTGATCACTCGCTTAATGCCTACCCAGGTTATTGGATTTTCTACTGCGACAGCTGTGGCGTGTGTAAGTACTTGTACAATTGTTCTTTTGGCGGATGGTACAGTAAGGGCGTTTGGAGAGAATAGCAGCGGCCAACTCGGTGTCAACGATACGACCCAACGCCTGACCCCCGTCCAGGTTTTTGGGATTTCATCATCTGCGACGGCCGTTGCGTGTGGTACGTCTCACACCGTCGTCCTTTTGGCGGATGGGACGGTCAGGAGCTTTGGAACCAATGCCAACGGCCAACTCGGTATCGATGTATCTGGTGGGACTCGCCAGACGCCCGTGCAGGTTCTCAACATCACAAGCGCCACAGCCGTGGCATGTGGTGGATATCATACAGTAGTCCTTCTCGCAGATGGGACGGTCAGGACGTTCGGTAACTGCGCCCAAGGTCAACTCGGAATCAATGCAACTGGTGTGACGCGCCAGACCCCCGTACAGGTTTTTGCAATTTCCTCGAGTGCGGTGGCTGTTGCGGGAGGTCAAAGCCATACAGTAGTTCTTCTGGCCGACGGAACGGTGAGAACTTTTGGTCTAAATTTAAGAGGAGAACTCGGTGACAACTCCACGACTCAAAGGAACGTCCCCGTCCAGGTTTTTGGAATTTCTTCGAGCGCCGTGGCTATTGCGGCGGGTGTGCCTAACCAAGCTTATTTCACCGCCGTTATATTGGCGGACGGGACCGTGAGGACGTTTGGAAAGAATAACAACGGTCAACTCGGTATCAACGAATCAGGTGCTTCTTCGAGTCGTTTGACCCCCGTCCAGGTTTTTGGAATTTCGTCGAGCGCAGTGACCGTGGCGTGTGGCTCGTATCACGTGGCCGTTATTTTGGCCGACGGGACGGTCAGGACGTTTGGTCTAAATGATCAGGGTCAACTCGGCCTCAACAACATCACGGATCGCTCAACCCCCGTCCAGGTCGTCGCCATCTCCGCGACCGTCTCCGTCACCCCCGCCCCCACCGCCTTCCTCACATCTGCAGCAACCTCCATCACCCTCGCCGCGTCCGGCGGCCAGATTTGGACCAGCTCGGCGACCGGTGTCGCGCGGACGATGGCTGGGAGTGTGGCTGGGGGTCGTTATCATACGGCCGTTGTTTTGAAGGATGGGACTGTTCGGACCTTTGGACGTAATAACTTGGGTCAACTCGGTGTTAACGATACGACGACGCGTCTGACCCCCGTTCAGGTTTGGGGAATCTCTTCGAGTGCGACAGCGGTGGCGGGTAATCAGTCACACACCGCCGTCCTTTTGGCTGACGGGACTGTTAGAACTTTTGGAAGCAATGCCTATGGCCAACTTGGCGTGAACGATACGACAAACCGTCAAACACCCGTCCAGGTTTTTGGAATTTCGTCGAGCGCAACAGCAATTGCGTGTGGGGCGTATCATACAGTCGTTCTTTTAGCGGACGGGACGGCCAGGACGTTTGGAAATAATGGAAACGGTCAACTCGGTATTAATGTTTCCGGTGGGACTCGTCAGACGCCCGTCCAGGTTTTCGGAATCTCCTCGAGTGCCACGGCCGTCGCGGGGGGTTATTATCACACGGCCGTCCTCCTCGCCGATGGAACTGTAAGAACATTCGGACGCAACGCCGCCGGCCAACTTGGCGTGAATGATACGACGAGTCGCCTGACCCCTGTCCAGGTTTTCGGAATCTCCTCGAGTGCTACAGCCGTCGCGTCCGGCTCTTATCATATAGCCGTCCTTTTGGCTGACGGGACTGTTAGAACTTTTGGAAGCAATGCCTATGGCCAACTCGGTGTGAACGATACGACGAACCGTCAAACACCCGTCCAGGTTTTTGGAATTTCATCGAGTGCGATAGCGGTGGCGTGCGGATTTTTTCACACCGCCGTCCTTTTGGCGGACGGGACGGTCAGGGCGTTTGGTCAAAATGATGTCGGACAACTCGGTATTAATGTTTCCGGTGGAACTCGTCAGACGCCCGTCCAGGTTTTCGGAATCTCCTCGAGTGCGACGGCCTTGGCGGGCGGATACTATCATACAACTGTCCTCCTCGCCGATGGAACTGTAAGAACATTCGGAGGCAACGCCTACGGCCAGCTCGGCACTAACGATGCAGTGTCCCGCCTCACCCCCGTCGCCGTCTTTGGCGCCCTAGGCGTCAACACCGCAACCTACGTCACAGCCAAAGGTCTCGCCCTCGGTCTCTCCGCCCCCACGTACCAGCTCGACCTCTCCACCGACAAGGCCCGTAAGTTGTCCACCACAACATGGACGACCGGTTCGGACCGCCGAATCAAGTCCGACATCCAGTCCGCCAACCTCGTGCGGTGCGTCGACATCGTCGACTCTTTGGACCTCAAGTACTTTAAGTGGAACATCCCCAGTGTGAATCCTACGGATTCACACTCCCTCGGTTGGATCGCCCAGGACGTCAAGCAGTTCTTCCCGAACTCGGTCCGTCTCACGCAGGACTACGGCTTCGACGACTTTCACAATCTCGATTCGGATCAACTCATAAAGACCATGTACGGTGCACTCAAGAAGATGTGTAGTGATACTTACGGTCAGTGAACCATCAGAACACTAGGGGTTTTTTACTTTCAATTTCATAACAAAATTTAATTTTCAATTTCATAACAAAAATTCATAAAATCGGTGGAATGGGAACTTCACCGATTTTATGGATATTTCCCTAAAGAGGAAGGGAGGAACGCAGGGTCCATGAGCCATTGTGATATACTATATACTATACCCTATACTAGCCTACTACCACTTCTTTGGGAATTTTTTTCAAATAGTTTTAGACCTTTAGAGTTACTCCCTTCCTCTTTAGGGAAAACTTAAAAACTTCAGGCGACTCTCTAATAGGTATGACCAAGTGTGAGGTCCAATGGTGTTTCGAGCCCACATGTGAACCCTCAGGCCACTGTCGCACCCACGTCCTCGACCTCCCCCCAGGCGACCCCCGGCTCGGACCGGTCGTCCATATGGTCCCCGGAAACCCCAGGCCGGGTCAACTTGACCGAGGATTAGGGAAATTTTTTTATCTGACTACCAGTAGTGATGGCTTCGATCAACTGTCCGAAGTGCCAGAAAGCTTTTACGCACCCCAAGTACCCATCAAAAGCCAAGGAACATCTCGAGGCGCACTTGAAACGCAAGAATGCATGTGACGGTTCTACAGGCCCCTTCAAATTTGAACGTAAAAAGACGCGAGACTCTGTGCCCAGCATAGATGAACTGGATCTCACGGGGCTCGTGGAGGCTCTGGAAGGAAACATCAGGTTCAAATTCGTCGCCAGTTTCGTGTTCAAGGTTCTCAATGACCGAAACTGTTTCGCCGTGTGGCCTAATACGAAAATGTATGAAATTTACTTTATGGACGAGGACGTCCCCAGGTACGCAACACCCGCCACTTTCATGCTTGAATTCTGGAATCGCGTGATGGTCAAACAGGTCAAGCCCCTCTTGAAAGAACGGTGGCCTAGATACCAAGAATATGCTCAAAGTCTCACGGTAAACTCGTCGCGTGGTTTCAACGCTTACGTCGCAAACGAAGTGGCGATGATAAACTCTTTCATGCGTTCCGAGTTTTACACAACCATGAAGAGCGCAATAATGGGTCACTTAAAGACCGTGCCCAGGAACGAAAGGTTCCAGACCCGTGTGAACATGGGTGTTGAGGTTCCAGAGTCGCGAAGCATAATGTACGTCGCACCAGAAAAATGTTGTCTCAAAAATTGCGAGAGACCCCAGTCCCTATACGGCGTCTGCGAATTTCACAGGGAAATATGGCTCAAAACTTACCCTCAACCCCCCACACCTTCCCATCAACCTCAAGAAACTTGCCCGGTCCCAGCCGCGTCTCCTTGAACACCCTGAGTCCCGCTGGACCTATGCCCAACTTGACCAGTGGCGTCACGTTCACGACCCCGTCCATCGCCGCGCGGGTCACTTGGAACAGGTTCGGACGCGAAGGGCCGTCCACGACCTGGTACGCCTCGATCGCGTCCGGTACATACGTGTCCACGTCATGGAACCCGAACGTCCCCCCTATGTCCCGCGTCTCCGTGGAAAACAGATCACACTCCCACGTCAGAGGCATCGTAGCCTCGGGGAACTTTTCGTGAATCGTCTTCGCGACCCACAGATCGTCAGGGACCCGCCCACGCGCCGGTGGGAACCGCGTCAAAAGCTCAGACATCAAGCGCGGGTTCCTCAGTGAAAACCCCCCGTTCCCCTGGTAGATCCGTGGATTTCCCAGTGGATCGTGCCACCACCGAGCCCCTATATAGTCAAAGTGCATGAACCGAAGGATCGTGTTCTGCTTGATCCCCGTGTCCGTGCCGAACATGAGTACGCGATGAAACCCCTTGAATTGGTCCCAAAATTCAGGACGCTGAATCATTTCATTGTTTTCCCAACGCCCAAACGGACCCTCTGGCAACGCCTTGAGTTGAATGTTGGTCCCAGGTCCTATGATCTTCCTGACCTTCTCTTCGTTCTGAGCCGAATAGTAAACGCACAGAGACGCATAGGGCAACATACACGAAAAGTTTCTCAGAGATGACTCGAGGTACGGGTGATCACGAGACTCGACCAAAAGACCCATGAGCGGACTCTTCTCTGGGTGCGTCCTGAAATCACACTCCCAATTTTGAGAGTAAAAAGCCTGTTTTGGAGACTGCCCGACGTGTACGAACTCGTCGCCCGGTCCACGGACCTCCACAATTTGTTTCTTAATTTCATCAAAAAGATTCCAAGCCAAAGGCAAAAAGGTCACCGGACCCTCAAGAGTCTTCAGGTAATCACGGGAGACTACGGGAGATCTCTGACCCGGACTGAATTTGCCCTGCTTAAGCGGATTGTCATCTACGATGGCGTCTGGCTTGATTCGGGCGAAATTGAGGAACGTGTTGCCCTTTGCAGCCGCCCCGTACGCCACAACCTTCCGGCCGATCGTCGCCCTTCTGACCCTCTCCACGAGCGCACGACACTTCCTGGCCCATACGACGTACGTGTCCTTCTCGTCCCTCACGACCCGCGCAGGAACTCCATCAAGACCAAGGACAAACATGAAACTCGTGCCGTGGATGGGCGTCTTGCGCACCTCTAGAAGCACAAGACCCGCGCGATCCACGAGCTGCTTCATGGACCAGGGATTGAAAAAGTTGATGTGCTCGTGGTAAATGGTATCAAACTCGCCGTTCTGAACCATATCCGCCTGACTCGTCTGAATGTAGACACGGCCACCGGGCGCCAAGAGACGTTTGGCGTTTTGAAGAAATCCCAAAGGGTCCCTGTTGTGCGCAAAGACGTTCTGGGCGTTTATGAGATCAAACTGAACACCTGGATCGTATGACGAGTCAAAATAGCCGAGGGTGACGTCGTGACCCTTTTGAGTGGAAATAGGCCAAAGGTTTTCGGCGGGGTCTACGCCCCAGGTTTGAGCTCCGAGAGATTTGAAAGCGTCGAGTTGGGTTCCGTCGTTACAGCCGACGTCTAGGACGCGTGCGTTTGGGGTGTGTACGTCTCGAGCAAACTCAGCGAGGTACCGACGGTAGGTTTCGCTGGTTCCGCTCACGTATAGGTACTGTTTGAACATGAGATCAGGGTCTATGAAATACGTGAGTTGGAGATGGAGGCAATCCTGGCAAAGATTGACGGCCAGGGGGTAGGAATCTTGTGGGGCATCCACTGTGTCCAGAAACTCATTAGCCAAGGGTTGAGAACCGAGGTCTAGGGAAGGTTCTAAATTTGAGGAGCCGCAGGCTAAACACCTGGTGAAACTGCTTGACTCTTCGACAACATCCGTGGCCCCGACATCTGCGATGTCGACTCTGGTGTCCATTTACTTAAAAACACGAGTCCATTTTTTAAGTAGATGAGGGTCCTCGTCACAGGTTCAGCAGGTTTTGTAGGTCACTATATCGTGAAGAAGTTCCTGGCCGAAGGAGTGACTGTGGTGGGTCTGGATCGTCTGAGCTATTCAGGAAATTTGAACCGAATTTCCGAAATTCTCACGGATGAAACTCGCCCTCGGTACACGGTTCAGCACCACGATTTACGCTCGGCGATCAACGAGAGTCTGGCGAATCAGCTGGGTCAATTTGATTTCATAATTCACGTGGCGGCCTCGAGTCACGTGGACCGGTCGATCGATCAGCCGATCAATTTCGTACTGGATAATGTGGTCGGGACGTGTCACGTGCTTGACTTTGCACGCCGGCAGAAGAATCTGAAAAAGTTCATCTACTTTTCGACGGATGAGATCTTCGGGCCCGCGCCGCCGGGCGTCGCCTACGACGAGTACGACCGGTACAACTCGACAAACCCATACTCGGCGTCAAAGGCGGGAGGTGAGGAGCTGTGCGTGGCGTTCAGGAACACGTACAAGGTGCCGGTGATCGTGACGCACACGATGAACATATTCGGACCCAGGCAGCACCCAGAGAAGTTCGTGCCCATGTGTATCTCAAAGGTTCGGGACGGTGAGAAGATCATGATACACTCGGACGAGACGCGGACGATACCAGGGAGCCGATACTACATACACGTCGAAGACGTTGCTGAGGCTGTTTGGTTCCTCATGGGCACAGACGGGCGGGAACAACAAGATTGTCCCCTTTGTCCCAAATTCAACATCGTCGGCAAAGAGGAGCTTGACAATCTTACGTTGGCTCAGTACATCGCCGAGGGTGTTGGAAAGCCCCTACGGTACGAGCTCGTCGACTTCCACTCGGCCCGTCCGGGACACGACCTTCGGTATGCTTTGAGCGGTAAGAGACTCGCCGAGCTGGGCTGGGAGCCGAAGACGAGCATCAGGGAGAGAATTCGTGAGGTTGTTGAATGGACGGTGGCTAACGAGAGGTGGTGCTTCTAGATGAAAATTCATGAATCTTTTTCAGAAAAAGGTCCATGGAGTTCAGGAACCTCTAGTCGTGTGAAAATTCATAGAAATTCATTACGATGGAATTTATGAAGACCACAGGAAGCTTGTGGAGTGGCAGGAACCTTCGGAATTCAGACTGGAACTTTTTCTCAACCAAAAATAGATGAGTTCGAACCTAGTGTCGAACGTCACGATTACTGGAAACTTATTGGTCCAGGGATCGTACTCGAACGTCGCGTCGTTAAACACGGGCGCTTTGAGTACGACGTTCCTGGTCCAAGGAAGTACGACGGCCGCGGCGACGTTTAAGATTGCGACGGGGCGGTACCAAACAGCAGTGGTTATGAGCGATGGGACGGTTAGGACATTTGGAATAAACACGAATGGTGAACTCGGTCTTGGGGACACGACACGACGAAACACACCCGTTCAAGTTACAGGCCTGACGAGTGCGATAGCCACCGCGGGTGGAGGTTACCACACCGCCGTCCTCTTGGCGGACGGGACGGTCAGAACATTTGGAAACAATTCACGAGGCCAACTTGGCGTCAACGACAATACGACTCGTTTGACACCGGTCACCGTCCTAAACATATCCACCGCGACGGCTGTTGCATGTGGTATGTTACATACAGCCGTCCTATTGGCAGATGGAACCGTCCGGACTTTTGGGTACAATCTATACGGCGTACTGGGTGTCAACGATACGACGAGTCGGCAGACCCCCGTCACTGTTTTGAACATCACGAGTGCGGTGGCAGTGTCGTGCGGTGATTACCATACCGCCGCTCTATTGGCGGACGGGACTATACGAATTTTTGGTCAAAATTTCTACGGCCAACTCGGTGTGAATGACACCACAACCCGACAGACGCCTGTTCAAGTTTTTGGAATTTCGTCGAGCGCCATAGCCATCTCATGTGGTTCGCTTTATACCGCCGTCCTCCTTACTGACGGGACGGTCAGGACGTTTGGAGCTAATTTTTACGGCGGGCTCGGCGTAAATGACACCACACAACGCAACACCCCAGTTCAAGTATCTGGAATTACTTCCGCGATGGCTATTGCACAGGGTTCTATTCGGTTCCACACTGCAGTTCTCTTGGCGGATGGAACAGTCAGAACTTTTGGAAACAATGGATCCGGCCAACTCGGTGTGAATGACACGACCAATCGCCTGACCCCCGTTCAGGTTTTTGGAATCTCTTCGAGCGCCGTTGCCGTGTCTTGTGGAGGTGGTTATACGGCCGTACTATTGTCTGACGGTTCAGTCAGAACCTTTGGAACCAATTTGCAAGGCAACCTCGGCGTCGGCGACACGGCGTCTCGATTGACTCCAGTACAGGTTGTTACGGGGTTCAGTTCGGTCCGGGGGAAGGTTGCTGGGGGTGGGTATCATACGGCTGTGGTTATGAGTGATGGGACTGTTAGGACGTTTGGAAGAAATGACTTTGGCCAACTCGGTCTTGGGGACACAGTTACTCGCCTGACACCCGTCCAGGTTTTCGGAATTTCGTCGAGTGCCGTGGCAATTGCTGGCGGTGCCCGGCACACAGCCGTCCTCTTGGCGGACGGAACTGTGAGGACGTTTGGATTCAATAACTTTGGTGGCGCCCTCGGCGTCAATGATAAGACGAATCGCCTGACCCCCGTCCAGGTTTTCGGAATTTCGTCGTCTGCGACGGCCGTTGCGTGTGGGTATTATCACACCGCCGTTCTCTTGGCGGACGGCACGGTCCGAACGTTCGGACGTGGCGCAGCTGGCCAACTTGGAATTAACGATGGCACGGATCGCTCGACGCCCGTCCAGGTTTTTGGAATCTCATCGTCTGCGACGGCCTTGGCGTGTGGGTGGTACTTCACTGCCGTTCTCTTGGCGGATGGGACGGTCCGGACGTTTGGGCAGAATGGCAACGGCCAACTCGGTGTGAATGACGTGGCGAACCGTTTGACCCCCGTTACCGTCTTGAACATTACGAGTGCGACGGCAGTTGCGGGTGGACGTGATCACACCGCCATTCTTTTGGCGGATGGGACGGTCAGGACGTTTGGGGTAAATGATCAAGGCCAACTCGGTATCAATGTAGCTGGTGGGAGTCGCCTGACTCCCGTGCAGGTTCTGAATATCACGAGTGCGACGGCTGTGGCGTGTGGGTGGTACTTCACTGCCGTTCTCTTGGCGAATGGGACAGTCCGGGCGTTTGGAGCCAATAACAATGGTGGTCTCGGCGTCGGGGACACCACGAGTCGCCAGACCCCCGTCCAGGTTTTTGGAATTTCGTCAAGTGCGACGGCAATCGCAGGTGGAGCGTACCATACCTCCGTCCTCCTCGCCGACGGCTCTGTACGTACATTCGGTCAAAACACCTACGGCCAACTCGGCGTGGCGGACAAGGTCAATCGTTTGATCCCTGTAAAGGTTGGTGTGAGCGGGAATAAGGTTGGGTGTGGGCAGTTCCATACAGCGGTTCTTTTGGCGGACGGAACCATGAGGACATTCGGACTAAACTCTGAAGGTCAGCTCGGCGTGAACGACACGACGAACCGCAACACCCCCGTCCAGGTATGGGGAATTTCATCAAGCGCCGTCCAGGTGTCGTCTGGATATCGTCATAACCTCATTTTGCTTTCAAATGGAACTGTACAAGCAAATGGTTATAATGCTTATGGAGCACTTGGTGTCAACGATACGACACAACGCAACACGCCTGTCCAAGTTTTGAACATAACGAGTGCAACGGCAGTTTCGGGTGGCCAATATCATTCGGTAGTTCTTTTAGCTGATGGGACCGTACGAACTTTTGGAGGATATTCGCCCAACAATGGTCAACTCGGTGTCAATGACACGACGAACAGATCGACTCCCGTCCAGGTTTTTGGAATTTCTTCGAGTGCCGTCGCCGTGGCTGGAGGGTCTTATCATACAGCCGTTGTTTTGGCGAACGGGACGGTCGTGACGTTCGGCCGGAACACCAATGGCCAACTCGGTGTCAATGATACGACCAGTCGTCTAACACCTGTACAGGTCTTGAACATCACGAACGCTACAACCGTCGCTTGTGGAGGAATACACACCGTTATTCTCCTCTCAAACGGAACTGTACAAGCTTTTGGAGGGAACAATAGTGGCCAACTCGGCGTCAACGACACGACAACTCGCCTGACCCCCGTTCAGGTTTTTGGAATTTCTTCGAGTGCCGTCGCCATCGCATGTGAAAAATACGTCACGGCCGTTCTTTTAGCGGACGGTACAGTAAGGACATTTGGAAGAAATAACAATGGTGGACTAGGCGTGAACGATACGACGACTCGCCAAACACCCGTTCAGGTTTTTGGAATCTCATCGAGTGCAGTAGCAGTTGCTGTTAGTCCGTATCACACGGCGGTTCTATTAGCGGACGGCACGGTTCGAACATTCGGTGCCAACGCCCAAGGCCAACTCGGCGTCAACGACACCACGTCTCGATTGACTCCCGTGCAGGTTATTGCGGCGGGGGCGGTTAATAACGGGAAGATAGGGTGCGGAATGAATACTACAATTATAATTCTAAAAGATGGAACAGTGAGAATTACAGGTGCAAATGATTATGGTCAACTCGGTGTCAACGATAATCTAAGTAGATTAACACCTGTTACGGTAACGGGTATCACGAATGCAGTGGTGTGCGCCGGTGGCGGCTACACTCACACAGCCATAGTGCTGACCGACGGGAAGGTCATGACGTTTGGCAACAATAACAAGGGTCAACTCGGAATTGGCGTGACCGGCGGTACCCGACAAACACCTGTTCAAGTTTCGGGAATAACGAGTGCGACGGCCGTTTCGTGTGGTATATATTCCACTGTCGTTCTTTTATCAGATGGAACTGTGAGAACATTTGGATACAATAACGCCGGACAACTCGGTTTGAACGACACCACCGATCGCAACGCCCCAGTACAGGTTTGGGGTATTTCGTCCTCTGCAACGGCTGTAGCATCAGGATATTATTATACTGTTATTCTGTTATCCAATGGTACAGTTCGTGCGATTGGTCGAAATCGGTGGGGTGAACTCGGGAATGGATCCGGTGGAATAGGGCAGTCATCATTAACACCCGTCCAGGTTCTGAATATAACGAGTGCTACGGCAGTAACTTGTGGTTTCGCGTTTGGAGCAGTTGTCTTAGCCGATGGTACAGTTAGAACGTTCGGTAATAATGATAACGGTAATCTCGGGGTCAATGACACTACGTCTCGCAACACCCCCGTCCCTGTTTTGAATATCACGAACGCCACTCAAGTGGCGGCGGGAACGGATTATACTATCATGCTTTTGTCCGATGGAAAAGTGAGCACGGTTGGACGTGGTTACGGTGGTGCACTTGGCGTGGGAGATTCTCAAACGCGCCAAACACCCGTCATAGTACTAAATATCACAAGTGCGGTGGCAATAGCAGCATGTGGTGCAGGAGGATCTCACACCGCCACTCTTTTGTCGGACGGGACTATTAGAACTTTTGGGTACAATTTCAATGGCCAACTCGGTGTCAACGATACGATAGACCGTTCCACCCCCGTCCAGGTCACGGGGGTGACTTCCGTTGCCAGCAGCGCAACCTTCCTCACAAACGCAACCGCCATCGTCATCGCCCTCAGCTCCGCCTCCACCCCCGTCGTCAGCGGCTTCCTCCTCTCCACCGCAGCAATCATCACCTACCCCTTCGTCCAGTTCCCCGCCTTGAACCTCGGCCCGGTCACGACCCCTCTGTACCAGCTCGAACTCACCACCGATTACGCCCGAAAGCTCACCACCAGCACATGGACCATAGGCTCCGACGAGCGTCTCAAGACTGACATAGAGACCGCCAACGTCGACAGGTGCGTCGAGATTGTTCAGAACCTCGATCTCAAACGATTCGCTTGGAACTTCCCCGACGGCTCACAACCTCCAGACTCCCACTCGCTCGGCTGGATCGCCCAGGAGTTTGCGCAGTTCTTCCCCCGCTCCGTAGAGGAAGCCCCTGCTCACGGCATCATGGATTTCAAGAATCTCAATTCCGATCAGATCATCAAGGTGATGTGGGGAGCTCTAAAGAAACTTCGCGCAGACCTAAAAGCTCAAAAATCTTCCGATTCCGAGTTATCCACGGAAGGTGACAATGCGTCGCCAACCCCGGAATAGAACTCACGAGTCGCCGACCGTTCTTGTGAATCAGGTCGTGAAACATGTTGAAATCTCCCGACTGAAAACTCCACTTGAACATCGTGATGTAGTCGCGCGTCAGGTTCCCGGCCCGTGTCGCAAACGTCAGGGTCGTCGAGGAAGTCTCCTTCCAGTGCGTGAAGCTCGGCGTCGTCTGGCGGACCCGACTCATTTCGCCGCCCCCCTGGATCATCACCTGCGTCCCGTCAAACTGACTCTGGGCGATGTGATCCACGTACTTGTCCGGACAATCATACAGGGTCACGTAATCTGATATGCCAAGCCCCTCGGTGAGCGCTTGTTCGGCCCCGGGCAAGTGCACATAATCGTCCTCGACCAAGTACACGAGGTCCTCGGGCCTGAGCTCTTTCATGATCCGACGCAGGACGTGCGTAAACACCTTACCCCCAGACTTGAACTCGGTCCGCTCAACCTTTTGGACCTTCCCAGAGAGCCATGCAAAGGTCTCATCCGTCACACCATCAGCCACCAAATTCACATTGCTCGTCGGAAAACACTCTAGAAAATTCTCGAGACACTTGCGCTTACAGAAGCCATCGGGCCGAGGTTTGGAGCCTGGTTTCTCCTCTGAAAACCTGTAAAACACCGTCAGCGCGCTCATTACTTTAAAGAGAGTCGCACTCTTTAAAGTAATGTTGGTGAACCACACGAAAAGGTATATATTCATACACGTCCCCAAGTGTGGAGGTACGACGGTTCAAGAGACGCTCCTCAAACACTCCATATTTGCGGGGGAGGAGTTTACTATGTACGAGTTCCACACGTCCCTCCTGTGTGACGTTGCTCAAGGGTACATTGACGAAGGGTACAAGGCGTTCACGTTCGTGAGGGATCCATACACGCGGTTCGCGTCGGCCTGGGCACAGGTTCAGTTCATGACTGACGTGTACAAGGGTCCGGACGATATAGTGGATCAGTTGAAAATGAAGAATTACCTTTTGATCCTGAGTCCTTCATTCTTCTTCACGGGACCAATGAAAAACGTCACGCGGGTTTACAAACTTGAGCAATTTAGATCCGGAATTCTAGAGGTCCTGGAGACATACGGGTACCCGAGGGTCTGGTGGAACAGGAACGAGAGACACGTCATGGAGGAGAACAAAAAGGTGGATACCAAGAAATTTTACGAGGACCGACCAGACTTTTTGAATTTTGTAACTGAATTCTATTTCAAGGATTTTGTGGAACTCAAGTACCCTATGAAATTTTTTACAAATCCATTCGTCCATGAACTTCCCTATTTTGAATCAAAATTGAAATATGATTGGAAGGATGTGAGAGATCACCCGGAGGACATTTACTATTGGGCCATGAAGTCGGTCCATGACCAGGAGCAGGACCCGCCAGGAAGTGAACTGGTCATTTTTGAAGGGGCGAGTGGGCCCGAGCCTCCGGGCGGTGCTTAAATTCCCAACCTAAGTTAGGAGAATATGCAATATTCGAGTGCTACCGAAAGGTTGGTGTTTGCCGATTCAGATAACAGGGACGTGACTCTGTACCCTTCAGGAAACACTTACGTCTTGCACCTGACGACGCCCATAAAGAACATAGAACGTGTGGACCTGGTCAGCGCGCGTGTACCGAACACGGCCCGGAACATCACGGACGGTTCGAACGTTTTTAGCGTCGGCTCGAGCAATGTATCGGTCCATCCAGGTTTCTACTCGGCGTACGGGATCGCAGGGGCTGTGACCGCCGATGCCCTCGTGAACCTCGATTACCTCCCAGACGAGGGCAAATTCTTATTCTCAAACACGAGCGCAGGAACCTTTTCAATCACGATTCATTCTGAAGAGTTTGCAAAGATTGTGGGGCTCTCGAACGGCTCGACGCACACGGCGACGCTCGCAACGGCTCTGGACCCTGTGTACGCGGGCAAATACATAGTACGGTCCACGACCCTTGTGGACCTATCGATCAACGAAATCGTACATTTGGACATTCAGGAGCTCAGGACGCCACACAACGTGGACGCTCGAAAAATCGACGGACCTTCAGGGACGGTTTCAGGGTCGAACACGAACAGGGGGTTTGCACCGATTATGCTCAACGTTAGTTCGGGCTGTATCAAGACTTTTACGGAGAATGGCGATTACCGAATTTCAGCAGAGTTCCCGGAACCCATAAACGTACTTCAGCGCCTGACCGTCCAGTGGGTCGACCGGAACGGGAAGCTTCTGAATTTCCAGGGGTGGAACACGAACGCATTCGTCCTGAGAATCCACGTCCGGGCCGAACCTGAACGAACCCTACCACCCCCACCACCTCTACAGGATGTGGAACTCAAAAGAATCATAGACGCCATGACCTTGGCGCTTCCTCCACCACCGAAAGAAGAGTCGAAGAAGTTCAAAATCCCATGGTTCTTGCTGGTCTTGGCGACGCTCATAGGTATTTTCATATGGAAAACGTTTGGGAACCGGCCAGGGACTGCCCAGGTCGGTCCTCAGGTGCCGGTACAGATGATGAGGTGAGTTTCTCGAAATTTCGTCATGGTCATTTTATTCTATTGAAGGTACTAGAAAAGAAAGTTACCTCATAGTATATACCCCATGTATACCCAGTGGTAGTCGGACGTTTTGGGCGTGGCGAAAATTCGAGAAACTTTTTCTCAGGCCAAGGTAGGAATGGGACGCCCCAGGACGACCATGAACTTGGTGTGTGAAAAGTGTGGACGGGACTTTTCCAAGGAGCCCACGGGTACGACCACGTATCTGAGACACATTGCGCGCAAGAACCCATGTGGAGATACAGAACCGTACCAGCGAGCTCCACGTAAATATTTCGATAATGTCCAACTCAATGACTTTGAAGACGTGACGATGATGCATGTAGTCGGACCTACCAACGAGGGGACCAAGAGGGGCTGTATCCAGAACGTACTTAAGCAAATCTTTACCATGGACGAGAACAAGTGTGTCGTCATAAATTCTAAGGATGATCTTCAAGACAAGATACTCGTGAAACGCATAGGGAAAGCTGATATCATAACACTCGAACGTCTGTGTATCCTGACCCTCCTGCTCTTACACGAAAGACTCTGGCCGTTCCTGGAACTCTCAGGCTGGCAAAAGTACAAGGAATTTGAGGAGTGGGTCGAGAACGTTTCGGGTGTTCACCTCAAGGACCATAACTGGCAAGGAACCATCGAACCTGCCTCGTACTATTTCGGGGCCGTCAGAGACTTTTGGACCAGTCACCTCATGAACATGCCCAGACGGCGCCACACGAATTGGGTGTTTAGCAGCGCCGTGTTTAAAAAATAGGCCGCTTCATAAACATATGGACGGTGACGACTTTTTTGAACGGGCCAAATCCTTTTTTCCACGCGCGAAGGATTGGCCCCCAATGGACCAGCGCAAGACCATTCACACCTACGAAGAGTTTCTCGAATTTTCGTCACAGGGGAAAAAGTCTATTGAAGCTCTTTCAAAAAATATTACTCCTAAAAAGGAACCCATAGATGGTAAGGCTAGTGAGTCGGTGCAGTCATCGTGAAATTTCTAGAAATTTTTTCTCAGGCCAAAGTAAAGATGCCCTTTGCCTACATCTACCTAATCATGATGGCTGACGGAGTATACAAAATTGGGAGGACGGAACAGGAGTACGGGACGCAACTGAAGAGGTTGAAGAGTTACCCGGCCGACTCGGTGATTGTGTACGTGCGAAAAGTTCAGAATGACTTGTTGTCATTAGAGAATCATATCATCGATATATTTAGGAACGAATTTGGAAAACATCCAAGAGGTAACGAATACTTTATAGGTGACGAGAATCGAATGATTGAAATAATCAATGGATCTGTGAACCAGAAACCAACTTCTATGTTCGATAAACACCCTCTCAAAAAATTCATTAAATCCGATGTAATCATACTGGATCCGTCAAAGTACTGTCCTATGAGTTTCTTCATCGTTAAATACAAAGAATGGTGTCGACGTAATGATATAAAATCATCGAGATTTAATGAAAACTTTTATAATGATGTGTTTTCCTATTACAGCGTGTACATCAAACCAGAAACGCTTTTATGGAGAGGAAGTCTTTATTCGCACCAAAACTTTGTGTTCGGCCTGAATTTCAAAGAATACGCGGACGATTTTCTACAATTCCCAACTCCCCAACCAAAACCAGAAACGGTCTAAATTTGGTTGGGACCATTAAGGTCCGCTTGGTTTTTTATATTTTTAAAATCCCGTCAAATTGGTAACAAACACACTCACTTTGTTACGGCGTAGACGGGCTGGGTAGGCTCATTGATCTTCACGTTGGTCGCCAGAGCCTTGATGGCCATGTACACGACGATGGCGAGCAGGGTGGTGAACAGGGCAGTCAGGGCGGTGCCCTTGAGGCCATCGGCGCTGACGCGAACGATGGAAGCCACCACGATTTTCACGAATGCCATCCAGGCGAGGGCGCTGGCGAAAGCGAAACCACCCACGATGGAGTTCAGGGACTGAGCCTCGAGCTGGAGAGCGATAGCGGAAATCATGTCGGCCATTTGTACTATTTTAGGAGAAAAAAATATGACGGTTCCCAAGGGTCCCAAGTCTCGACCGCCCCCCAGGAGTCGCACGCGACTCCCCCGTAATTCTCCTCTGGACCCTTATCAAACCCTGGGACGAGGTCATCGTCGGTTTCATAGTCCTCCTCCTCTAACAAGACGGAGTACTTGGGCCGAGTCCTGGAGAGATCAAAGCCTTCGTCGGAATCTTCCTGGACCCACCACCCCGGGGTCATCTAATTTTCACGCTGTTTGTCTATGGCGTTTTTCAACGCACGTTCTGAGGGGTTCTGGGGTTCCCACGCGTCCCAAGAGTCGGCACACTCGTTCATTTTGAGAGCCTGATCATCGTCCGTGCCCTCGTAGCGGGTCCAAACCATTTCAGAATCAGAGACGGTTTCCCACCCGGAATCACTTCCTGATTCCTCGTCCTCGCCGTCTGGGTCGTATTCGGAGCCTTCGGAACCTTCGGAGGAAGAGTCGCTGCGCGACTCCCCTGATTCCTCATAGATTTCAGGAAACAAAGACCCTATCTGCCGCCCCGTGACGTACCGGGCCGCGAACATCATACCGAACCTCATATCCTCCTGGAGAACCACGTCACGGCCGCACGCCTTTGCGTAGTGGGCGGCCATGACCGTCGCAGATTCCATGACGGGCCTGAAGATGTCGAGAGCCGATTCGAGGATCGCAGAGGTGTCAAAGTCGCCATCACCTGACCGGGGAGTCAAAGAGTCCATTGTCTCTTCTGGAATTTTAAAACAAAATTGGGGAAGAGAAGTCACGCAGTTGCGGACCGGCGGCCGTCAAAAAGTCTCCTCTTACTGAAAATTCGAAAACAGAATGGTCGCGGACCCGTTGGCAACCTGGACGAAATTATAGTTTACAGCATAGACTCTGATGTTTCTATTGTCTGTGCTGGGATTCAAGTTGAGTTTCAAAATTTGATTCTGAATTCGTGAGAGGTTGACGCCGCCTGATGGCCGTCTGGATTCGGGGTCGAGGCTGAAAGAGTACATGTAGAAATAATAGGCTGGAACGCGGGTATGAAACTCTAGACCCTGGACGACTCGGAGGAACAGGGGGGATCCTACATCGGTGGAAATGCGTTCGGTAGAGTTGAAAAGGAGCTCGAGGTTGACAATCTGCTGGACGTTTGATGTGTTGTTGGCCAGAAAGTCGTACCCGTTGGCATTTTGGTTTTGAATTACAAAAAAGAGTTCCTTGACGACGTTTGAGAACCCTAGGTTACACCGGACGGCTGTGGCGCCCGCCAAGGCGAAGAACTCGGCCAGTTGGACCTGTTCGATGACGTGGATCTTTGGGGTCCGTCGGATATACTCAATCTCTTTCTGTCCGAGGTATGTGTATTCCACATGTAAAAAGGCGGTGACGGGCTCGACGATGTCGACGGGTGGCAGGGTGAAGGTCCCGGTGGGGTTGGTGACGATCCGAAACGTCACTTGTTCTTTCATGGCGCACAGAGGAATTCCCTTTTCAAGAATAGAAAAGGGGAGGGGGATAGTGTAACCGGTGGCGGCGACCTGTGTACCTTTACCTATGAGGCCTCTGAGAGCCGCTTGTTTACCTTGGGGCACTTCAATATCGTATTTCATAGCAATAAATTCTCCATAAATTCTTTCAATTAATTCAGATCCAAAATATATCTCCACGTGTTCGATGAAGAGGGTACCGACAGACTCTTCCACCACGACAGACAGGAGACTGGGCGGCAAAAAGACTTTGAGATACATTTCGGTTATGAGATCCCCGGAGCGCGGGAGTTCTATGAAATTCTCGGCGCCCATGACGAGCGCGCCGTTATCAAACTGAACCTTGTCTACGCGGGACGAGAAGAGGCTCGAACCTTCATATTTTTCTTTAAAATACGTAACCTGTGGATCTACACTCAGGGCTATATCCTCCTGACCTAAAAAGGTTAAACTGGCTCGGGAGGCCATCTCTAATAAGTTCGCAGGAAAAAAGAGAGCGCCGTAGGCGCTTTTCCTTCGAGGTTATTTACGCGCCGTTAGGCGCTTTTCCTTAGAGGTTCATACAGTTTTATGCGCGCCCTTACGGGCGGCCACGGGCAAGGACCTTTCAGGTCTTGCCCCCTAGGTGTTGAACCTCAGACCTCCCAATCCGTCAGCAATCTGTAAAATGTTGTAATTTACAGCCGTGATCCGCAGTTCTTTGGCGGGTAAGAAGGCTTGTCCGCCGCAATTCAGCGTCAACAGAACCTGCTTGATTCGACTGAAATTGATCTGACCGTGGGGTTTGGGGGACCCCGTATTGGTCGTGAAGGAGTACATGAAGAAGTTGCGTTGGGGGAAGTTTTCGTAATGGTTGAACGGCTCTAAACTTCCCGTGTAAAGGGCGTCCGTCGTGTCGGTCGTGAAAACCTCTTGGCCGTTGAAGCTGAGTCCAAAACTCAGAACGGCGTTGTTCGAATAGTCATACGGGAGCTGGTTTGTTGGTTGGACCACGAAGAAGAGTTCGCGCACGGGATTCTTGAGATCCAGGTTGAACACGGCGTTTTGGAAGCTCGGCAAGAGACCGATGGTTTGGTACTGACACTGTGTAATCACGTAGTCGAGGCGGGCCCGCTGAAACCAGTTGATTTCAGGATCCGAGAGGTAAACATAGTCGACGATGATGGTCGCTCCCAGAGTCGGAGAGTTGACGGTTGCTACGGCGGTCAACTCGGAAAAGTTTCGGAAGGTGACGTGAACCTCCACGTCATGTCTCCCGAGAGCCACGAGCGGCAAATACAGGGCGGGATTTCCGTAGAAATAAAAGGGTAAATTGACAAAGTATGTGCGGCCCGGTGGGTTGATGGTCGTGCCAGTGTCATTTTTACCAGTCAGAACCTGGAGGCCCGGCTGGTTTTCATATGATACGTGGAGGTCGTTCCACAGTTCTATGGCTTCACCCGTGAGGCTCTGGATCGTTTGGCCACCGATTTTGAGGTCGGCGGTCTTGATTGCCCACGTGCCGACTGAATCGTAATAGGAATAGATTTGATTGGCCGCCTGCTGGGTAGGACTGGTTATGGGGTACACGGAGATGAACGTATTTGAAAAAATGTTGGGGGCGGCGGTCGAACCGGCCACGGTCACCGATACTGGATAAGTTGCTGACGTGTCAGTCACGACAAGAGGAACCTGAAACGTATAAGGGGGCAAGAGACCCACGCCAACCTGGTACGTCCTTGGGCCGAACGTGATACTCGTCACAGGATCTGCCGTACACACCGCGCCTGTGAGCATAAAGGTTCCCGCATTGCTAAAGTTCAGGCCGGCGCTCGTATAGGATATGAGGTTCGACACTCCATTGGATGTGAAATTTGAGATGAAATCAAAAGGGCTCGTGAGGGTAGTGACGTTTGACTGGAAGGTTAATCCGTTATCTGGTAAAACGACCGTGTCCGGGTTCATCCCCGTGTAGACACCGACACGGTTCACTATAAAATAGCTATTGGAGAGGATGGTGGTCGTCGTAGTAGTTGTGATGTTCATGGTGTAATCACGGGTCGCGTCCGAGACGATGACTGGCAGAGTGAACGCAAATGTGGGGTCGCGACCCTGAACAGACATGTCATAATCATATTGGAGATTGGAGCCTTCCCATATTGAGACGTTCGAAACGTAACCACTGGTCAAAGAGAGGACACCCGTCACGAGGTATTCTCCCGCTTGTCCGAATTTTATAATAGAATTGGGTGAAAGGGTCAGGCTCGTGCCACCCGATACAGCAACATTTCCGTACAACTGGATTCTGCACGGGTTTGCGTCCATGACGACGTCCGAGCTAAACCTGTAAATTTCATCAACGGGATTTATAGAAATATAGGAGTTGGCCTGAAGTTGGGTTCCAGTGCTCGTGACGTAGAAATAGTACGTGTTGGCAGTATTCGTGATTTTGATTGGAATGACGACGGGCATGGAGGGATCGGGGGACACACGGAAAGTGTAAGAGTATTCAAAATTGGGATTGACCGGTGCACCACCTTCGATTGATTCGTTGGTGCTCGACCCATAGCTGAAGGTGGCCATGGAACCGGCGCCGAGCTCGAAGCCCGCCTTGATCGCATAGAGCCCCGAGTCTGTAAACTGAATGCGGCCGCCGGTCGTCACGGGATATTTTGCCGATCTATCAGCCGTCGTCCAGTACGGACCAGTTATTGAGATTCCCGCAAAATCAAGAAACTGTAAACCAGACACGTTATAGGGTTGATTCAGGAAAGTGAACAGCCCAGTCTTGGTGTCTGCTGGAAGGGCGCCAGTTGATTTTACCCACCCCGCCTGTTCGAGTGTAAAGTCGCTTGTACGGGTCACGGTCGATATGAAATTTGCAGAGACATTGGACGGAGAAATTGAATTTGCCTGTAAATTGGACGTGCTATTCACAGTGTACACGAGGTTGCCGCTCACGGGGTTTATGCTCGTGTACGCCTTGGGATCCAAACCAAAAAAGACTCCAGAGGCCAAGTACGCGCTAGAATTCTCAACTTCAATGGATGCACAGTTGCTGAAGACGAACTTGTTTTCCACTGGGTTGTACTCGACGTAGGGTGTGAAGGTGGTCGTGAGCCACAGGGAGGCGTTATTCGTCGAATATGATGGGACGAAAAGGGTCGCTGTGAGGGTCGTGTTGGCTCCGGCTGTTGCTGGGGAGATGACACACAAGTATGGTTCGTTTGTGCTGACCGCGGGTGGTGTCGGCCACGTCCAGTCGGCGCCGGGGTTGTTGAGAGCCGGTAACTGAAGTTTGAGCGTCAGGCCGCGCACGAGATCCCCCTTGGTTGGAATTTTACAGATGTTGTTCTGACCGTAATTGACCTGTTGATCCAGGAAGGGGATGTCGTATGCTTCAAGCACGAAGGGGGTGTGACGGCGGTACATGCCCGAAAAATACGTCACTTGGGGATCCCCTGTGAGATATGCATCCTGTTGACCGATGGCGGCCAACTGGATATAACCGGCACTCATCGTTGCCTCTAGTAAAGGAAAACATTGTTTTCTAGAGTCAAAGGCCGCGCCCCCAGGATCACGAGGGGGAGTCGCTACGCGACTCTCTCGGTCTTAGTCCGCGGCGCTGCGCGATAAATAAGTCCTGTCTCCTTACCAGATATGACGCTTCAGCTCAGGAAGTTTGATCCGTCTAAGATGGCGGATGACAAGGTTTGCGTCTTTATAGGAAAGCGTGGAACGGGCAAGTCCACGCTCGTGACGGATATTCTGTGGCACAAAAAGAACATTCCAGCCGGCATCGCCATGTCAGGCACGGAGGAGGGTAACGGGTACTACA